TTCTCTGCGTCTGCTTCTGCTTTTCTTTCTTCTTTTTCAATTTCTGCCTTTTGTTGTGTCTCATATAATGCTCTTTGTGATTCTGGCGTATATACACGCTGTGCGAATTGTTGAACACCAACGCCTAAATCTTCTTGCCCCACGCCTCTTAGTGCTGCACCCACCAATTCACGTAATGCAAGTCTACCCTCTGGGGATTTATTCATTTCACCAATACCTTGGCCGATAAGCTCCACCCCTTGGCCAATACCCCCGGCAATTCCAGTTCCGGCTTGTCCTATGGCTTCCCCTACCCCTTGGCCAATACTACCTATACCACCTAAAAACTGTGCAAGTATATTGTCATTACTTGGTCTTGGCTCTACCTTTGATAAATTAACTTTGTTTCTAATTTGTTGATTCATATTAAAACCCTAATACTTCTTGAATAATATATTTTTCTGCATGTCCAGTGCTGCTCTAGTTTCTGCTGCTTTTTTGTATTTTTCTAATTCAGAAATCTTTTTCTTTTGTTCAGCCTCTAATGCTGATTCCCCAACCACTTTTTGAACTGGTGTTAGTGCCTGGCCTAATCCAGCTAGAGCTTTTCGTTCAGCATATCCAGCTTGACGTGATCGATCTTCAAGTGCTTGTTTTAATGCTACTTCTTCCGCTGCCCTAGCTAGATCAGTTCCCATTCTGGTAGCTTGTTGTTGCGCCATTAATGCAGCCTCTGGACCTCTAACACCTGCCTGTTGTTGTGCTAGTTTAGTTCTGCTTAATGCTTGTTGTTGCTCTGGTAAAGCTCTTTCACGTATTAATCCTTGCAATCGGGTAATGGCTTCCGGCGTTCCGCTTGTCATTTGTTGAAATGCACTTTCCCCCATTGATTGTGCTTGTTGCGCTCTTTGTAGTGCTTCTTCTTGACCTAGCTGCTGCCCTCTAAGTTGTGCTAATTGTTGCTGTAATTGTAATTCTAATCTTTCTTCTTCTGCAACGTCTGCCTCTCGTTGAGTTTTTCTTTCTTCGCTTGTTCCACCCATTATGCATATCCTCCGAATTTATTTGGACTGTAATTTAAACTTCTGCTATCTAACATTTGTTTACGCTTTTTTTCTTCTTCAAGTTGCGCTAACGATTTACCTAAATAGCTGCTCATGGCCGGGGATATTTGACTGGCTTGTATGCCTGACTTTTGAGTTCGTCCAAGTGCCTTATTTGCTTCACTTGCTAACATTGAAGACCCTATGCCTATCGCTGCCTGCTTCCCAACCTCCATTGCCACTGGTGCTAATGCTCCCATACTAAATTACCTCCTTATATAACAAAATATCGCCTTTTTTATAATTATTTTTTTCTAAATATTTGGATAAATCATTGCTGATCATGGCCTGAAAATTAATTAATTGTATTCCTACTTTTTTACATATATCTTCAATAAATACCCTAAATGCATTTACAACACGTCCTTTGGTTATGCTTGGCAAACCGGGTTTGGCCTGTATTGTAAAAACATTCATAATGCCAAGATCGTTATTAAATATTTGTGGTGACGCATAAGCTGCTAAAAAACCAATAATAGAATTATCTTTCATGCATTTGATTGTTACATATGTATCTGTATTAATATACCTTTTCATGTTTTGAATATGGCTTTTTTTGCAGTATTTTAATCCTAATGTATCAAGTTTCATATTTTTAAAACATTGTTTGCCAAAATTAACAATTTCATCAATATCATCATGCGTTACATATTCAACATTCATTGAATTACACGCCCTTCTAACTTCCATCCCTTAATAATTGCTTGTGTCTGTGTAGATATTTTAAACCTCATCCAATTAGCGTATTTATTTATGTATACCACTTTATAGTCTTCTTCGTCTTCAGTTGTTTCGTAGTAATCCTCATCAAAATAATCAAAATCATAATACGCTCCATCGTATGTAATAGTGGCTGTTACTATTTTTGTGCTGTCTATTGTAGCTGTTGCGGTTAACGTATTTGTACCTGATTTATCATAATACACATATAAATTTTTATAAAATTTTTGCTCTGTTCCGACCATAATTTCAGGTGTTTCAAAAAATGCTGTTAATTGTTCCCCACGATAAGTTAAAGCATTGTACATTTGCTCAACGATACCTGCATTTTTTTGGGTAATATAGAGTGTTTGCTCAATCTGAAAAAACCGCCAATAAGTAGGTGTGTAGCTTGTTGTTTTAATAAAGTACTTTGTCCAGCCACTTATACGTATATCGTAAACATACATAAACGTTTCAGCAATTAAATGATATTTGTAATCAAAAAATGCTGCTTCTAGTGGGTTATCCTTTAACTGATTTTTTAAACTATCTTTATTAATTGCACTAGAAAAATTATTTGTTGTTAAGTTATCAAAGCTTGTCGCAAGGTTAGTAGCAATATTTCCACTAAAAATACGAACATCGTACAAATTAGAAACAAACATAATTCCACCTTGCAATATGTCATTCTCTGGTATTCTAGCTATGCTAAATCCATCAATGCATCCTACATTAGACGTGGTTTGTTTTACACTTGTTGTTAAGCCTGACGTATCCGCTAAATATATATGGTTTTCTGAAAAAACCACGATTTGATTATAATCTTCAATTAATCCGGTTAAAGGTGAATTGTCGTTACCTACGCCTGACACATCATAAACTCCAGACGTATTAAAAAAAACTTCGACTTCAAACTCTGTTACATACAAGTAATTTGGTCTATTGGCATTTACTGCGCCAATGATTTTTTCGTCTTTAACGGTTATATACTGTGGGGTTGGGCATGAACTATTTGTACTCGGTATATTTACACCTAGTGAGCCGTCAGCCGTATTGTCTTGATACGTTGTCGTGGTGTTATCGCTAATAGTTGTTAGTAGCTTGAGTGTACTACCCCCTGCCTCTGTACGGTATATCTTACGTGCTGTGCATGTAGCTATGCCTACCGGTAAATCAAGATCAATGCTTTTGCTTGATACGGTAATTGTATTTGACTTAGTTCCAATTATAACTTCGACACCATCAATAACATACGTCATGGCGTAATAATAAGCACCAGTTAAACCACCTGCTACAAGCAAATCTTTGGCAGTAGGTGCGCCCATTTCCTTAACATACGTTCCATCATAAACTAATGGATAATCAAATCCATTTGAAATAAATAATTTGTCGTTTAGTATTCCGAATGTGCATTTCTTGCCGGCTGTTAGTCCTGTATAAACAGTACTTGGACTGGTCAAAAAGTCTTTAATAATTGAGCCACCTTGTACAATTATTTTTTCACTTTGAAATTGCCCTACTGAATCAATGTATCTATAATCATAACCCCCATCAATTTGGCTACTTCCTACGTTGTATTCAACACTAGGCGCCTTAATTCTTTGACACCCTATAATGTTGTCATAGTTCATATTCTCAATATTATAAAAATAATCAGGTGATACGAACTTTCGTCCTTTATCATCCCTTAAACCCTTTGATTGATACGATTCTACTACAAAACTCAAATTGTACTCCCTATATTGTTAACTTCCCAGTCATACGGTTGTCCAATCATACCGGCTTTCATTACATCGCCATATCCGGATTCAATATCATTTTTAGCTCGTCGATAAAATGATTCTGCATCAATTTTGTATCTATCTGCTCTATTATAATCATCAATTAATATTAGTAATCTATAAGCTACTAAATCAATTATAGGCTCGATATGTTCGTCTGGTATTTCCATCTCTTTGGCTAAATCAGTAGGTGATATCGTGTCATTAGAATCAACACTAATCACAAAATGTTTTTTTCTATAAAATAATTCAAAATTATTATGAGTTACTGTATCGGCATTACTATGACTGGCTGCGGTTGTTCCCTCAATACCTCTAGTACATCCGGTAAATGTTGTTGCCGTTTTGGCTGTATAGCGTATCTTTTCGTTATTTATTGTTATTCGTCCATTTAAATCAGGGAAGCTATTGGTTGAGGCCACTGTGATTGTTGTTGCACTATCATTAATTGCACCGTTTAGCGTTGTTGTCTGTGCTGAATTATTGCTATCTGGGTAAATGGTTATTTCATTATTCCAAACATTAAAAAATCGTGGGATCCCTGCATAGGTATTGTAAGGAAATTCAGTTGTTACGTAATTCAAATCTTTGAAGCTCATTGCATTTTTACGACCATCGCGCCATATAAACGCTAATC